GTAGCCCGCGTGACGTCCTTCCGGCCGGTTAGGGAGATAGGAACCACATTTAATTCGCCACTTTCATCTGCATTGAATGTGATTGAGATCCCTTGAGTGGCCCGGGCTTTATAAACGGTAATTTGAAACTTTTTCCCTTGCGCATTGGTATTGGTCAGACGCACCACTTTGGGGTTGATCGTAAGCCGACCTCCAGAGGTCATACGGAAATGGGAAGCGGGGGTATAATTATAATCTATAGTCAATACCTGGTCCTCGTCTGTGATTATCGTGGTTTCAAACACGATAATACCCCACTCGCCACGCTCATTTTGAGCAATAATATAGTCTGACTCTTCTGTCAACTGGCCCGCTGTACTACCTGATACGCTATTAATGGTGATTTTAGAGCCGTCTGCGTTTTGATTGGCGACCCGGATGAATTTGTTAAATGACCAATCACCGTTGTCTACTTGCTGTTCGGCGCCCTCGATTTTTGTCCCGGGAACTGATGCAAAATCATCATAATTCCCGCGCAGGTTGGCAAGTTTCTGTAGGTCGATCTCAAGCAGATCGCCACCTACCCGGCATTGATGGTTACGGGTAGTCAATAAAACCTCGCCTGCGTTATCCGTATCCTGCCAAACTTCCTCCCACGATTCCTCAAATACAACATTTCTCATGCCACCCAAGTCCACCAGTTGATTAACCGAATCGCCTACTTCAAATTTCGCAGACCCGATCCTGAAAGATTTTGAGTTTTGAATTACAGTCTGTCCCACTATTATCACTCCTTATTCGATTTTGTGCGATGTACCATTAACCACAACCCGATCTTGGTACATCATAAAAACATCCACCGCTATTTGGTGGAGTTTAGTGTTATTTTCATAGTCACCTTGTTCATTGTCAATCGTAACATTAGCGACCGGGAATTCTCCCATCATCCCTTTGTAACGCTCCAGCATATCAACCTCGATTTGCGCCATTTCCCTCGCGACCGAATATGAGGGGGCGAAATTTGAAATCTGGTAACGCGGCCGCTTATATGGTACATCCCCGAGGTGTCCGGGAGATATGCGGTATATACAAATATATGGCGCTTTTGTGTTTTCTGGAGCAACGCCGACGAAAATTCTTTGGCCTACGATGTCCGAGAGTTCTGCAGATGATGATAAGTAAGTTTTTAGCGCTTTATCTATCGTCGTTTTTTCTGCCGTCATTCAATCACCTCACACATCGAACAAAACCTCCTCTATAGCATCAATTGCTATATCCAAGGCTTTGCCGTCCACAGCATCGCGGTATACCTGGGCAATTTTTTCTTGGACAGCTTGCTGGTTATTATCGAGCGCCGGACGGAGAAACGGATGTGGCGGAGCTTTGCTGGTGCCATTTTCGACTAGCCGCCCATACCAACCATCATATCTCGCTCGCTTGCCAACGGTCGGACCAATAACAGCTACAACTTCTCCTGGAGTTTTTCGTTTGGCGATCTTATATTTAATTGATCGCTTGAGATTCCCGGTTTTTACAGGGCAATTCTTTTTTGCAGCTTTTGTTACTATTTTGGCTCCTTCGCGAGTAGCGAGGACCATCGCTCGTTCAAACCGTTTCTCCATTTTGTCAATGGCTTTTTCCAGGGCTTCCAGCCCTTCAATTTTCATGGTGATCATTCGACCACTTCCTTGACATTGATATAAAGCCATTGTCTCTTGCCGTCAATGTCACGCGGCGGACCGTCAAGGTCGAACACGCGCTCGCCCCAGATGATTTTATGCGACGATTTTATGCCTGTTCGGTAGCGGATCTTAAATTCCCCCGTCAATTCGGCATTGGTTTGCCGTGCGGCGAAGAATTCCCGGCCCGATAGATCCCTGTAAGCTGCCCAGACTGTCGCCACGGTGTTCCATTCCTCAGGTGGTTTCAGCACCGGATCGCCGTAGTCTCCAGGACCGTAAGTAGGTTCCGCTATTTTGATTTTGTAACGCAGCGCGCTCATGTTACCACCGCCTGTTTTTCCTGCAGCGCCTTGGCGTGTAGTTGCCCAATCAGGCCCAAGATCTCTACGCCCTTAGCTACTCCGACCATGCCAGGGTCATCAAACCAGCGCCTTAAAAGCACCCGTGCAGCCATTTTTGCCTCCGGATCAATTTCTTCTTCTGCGCCCCAGTCTTTCCCGGTCGCGTTTAGAAGAAAATCGTCAATGCCCGGCAATAGTATTTTTGTCACGTCGCCGGGCATTTCATCCGGGGAATCGTATCCCAAAACATCAGCAGCATCCTGGGGTGTTAAGATAGCCATCATCACACCCCCTTATTTCTTGGTGGTTCTCGTTTTTTCGGCTGTTTCTGCTTCAACCTTTTTTGAGGCCGTTTCGATTTTCTCATCCTCTATCTTCGCGCCGCCGAGAAAACCTTTCTCTTGCAGCTCTTTGATGCGCTTGGTATTGTTTGATTCGTAATACCCGCCGCAGTTATACGGCTTTCCTGTCACTTTATCGGTAAACGACCGTTTAACAGGGAACTTCACGAAAACACCTCCTTATAAAAGGGACTACCCCTGCTTTGTGGCAGGGGCAGTCATAGCCGATTAGATTTAAGCCTGAGAAGCCTTCTTGATGCGGAGGAAACCATTCTTGGAAACGACGTTTCCGCCTACAAACACGCTCCCGCGGTGGGCGATCATGCCTTGCTTAAACTTATAGTCTTCGCTGCGCTTAATTTCCAGATCAGAGAAGATGGCTAGCATATAGTTGGAGAGCGGGCCATAAGCCATACAGTAGTCGTCTGCCTGGGTGCTGGCATCCGTCAAGGCCTTACAAGCGCTGTTGATGATAAACGGAATTCCGTCAATCGTGCCGGTGTTGCCGTTGGTCTTGATGTCATGGAACTTCTTGCCGTCAGTGGTACGAAGTCTGGAGAATGCCTTGAGATCTTTTTTGTTTAGGATCAGGACCGCCGCGTCCTCAACTTCCTCATCGCCCCCGAACGAAAAGACAATCTCATCCAGGGTGTTGTTGTCGATTGTCGCAAGAGACAGATCAGTCGCAGAGTCAATTGCGGTTGCCGCCGCAGAGAAGATACCAACTAACGCATTGGTTCCGCCCTGCCCGATCAAGATCTCCCTGGCGAGCTTTTTACGCACTGCGATCTGGATGCCTTTCTGCACCTCGGCATCATAAGCGGCCGCAGGAAGTCTCAGGACCTCCTCGGAATCTTCGGCGTAGGCGGTAACTTTTGACTTGTTGATCTCGGCATAACCAAAGTTGGGCTCGGCCTCAGTGTATTCCTGCCCTTCTCCAGTGTAACCGCCCTCTCCGTAACTCGTAACATAGGGTTGCGTGAAGCTCTCGCCGCCAAGAAGCGGTTTGAGGGTTACCCGGTCAATCAGAGAAGATACTTCGCCAAAAGTTGGCCTAATATCGCTCGCCTGGTGCTGGGGAAGGATGATGTCGCTAGAGCTGACCGTTACCGCGCGTTTCTCCTTCAACGCCTTCCCTCGCTTTTCAGCCTCTTCTTTTTCTTTGGCGCGTTTCTCTTCCTCAGTAGAGGCCCGCCCAGTTCCGAGACCGAACGCAGCCAAGATCTCTGTGGGTCCGAAAGGACTGGCCGTTCGTTTTTCGACACCTTTGTCGTCCTCATCTCGCTCTTCTTGAGTTTCTTTGTTGCCATCGGTCTCTTTTCCCTTAGCTTCAATGGCGTCAATCATGCTCCGCAGATCAAGAATCTCATCGTTTAGGGTCTCAAGCTCGGCATTAATCTCCCGAAGCTCCTTGATGTCTTCCGTCTCATTAATCTTTTTACCGAGTTCTGTTTTTCGCTCCTCTTTGGTTCTCAACATCTTCAACATCTTGTCTTTCATTGTACACACTCCTTTTTAAAAGTATTTTTTCAGCAGTAAAGATTTGTATTTTTCAATGTCCTCCCGAGTCGCCTCCGCGCCTCGCAAAGCCTCCGCTTGCTTTTTAGCAGCCTCCGCCGCTTCTATCTCGTACTGGGCCTTCGCCCAGTTGCGAGCACTTAATGATGTCTGCTCATAGGCCGCCCAGGTGACGGCTGAAACGTCATAAATCCGCTCAATTTTCAAGATGGTTCTCGTGTGGGTCTCGCGATCGTAAAAATCCTCGCGAACCTTGAAGGCGAAGCTCATTTTGTCGTAGAATCCGTTCCTGATGTCCTCGTAGAGCTCCCGGCCTGTTGCGTTTTTGCTCAAGTCGGCCTCCATGTACAGACCGTCATGGCGCAAAAACAACTTGAGCGTCCCGTTTTTAGTTTTGGCCGCGGGCTTTCCTTCATGGTCGATATTCAGGACAACATCGTCCATCTTCGCCTCGTCCAGGGCACGAGAGTCGATAACCTCTTTATATTGGATTCCGTCATATTCCCAAAGCACGGTTTCAACTCCGAAGATAACAGGTTGCCCGACCACAATCATATCCCCGCCTTCGGCTTGCTCTCGTAGCTCAAAACCAAAATGCCTATAGGTGCGGTCTTTGGTGATCATTTGTATCACTCCTTTGCAAAATAAAAACACTCGTCAGAATGTTACTCGTTGGCTTCTATTCTCGGTGCTCCAGCGCGTTTCAGCTGGTATTCGTCAGCGATCTCGGTGGATACGTAGTTCAAGGAGATTGTCCTCCGCTTTCCTTTTCCATCCGGGAGAGGGGGGTAGCCGAGAATGTGCAATTTTTGGTCGTCGGTTAGGAGTCCTTGTTCTCCGGCAATTTTTATAAGTTCGAGTTTTGATTTGGTGCTGAGATACATCATGTGGCGATGGTAAAAGACTATCTCATTGCCGTGGCTTAATTCGTTGGGAGAAAACAGCGCCTTAGTAAACGCCTGCCCCAGGCTGATTATGAGCGGCTCCAGTGTTTTTTCATACCAAGCCTGGTAATCTTCATCCGAAAAGTCGCCAGACAATATTTTTATCGGGACTCCGTACCAGTTGAGGATTTTGTCTTGCAAGAAGGCCAGGGAGTCTTTATCGATGAGTTTCGGGTCTGGCTTCAAGTCGATATAATCACCCTTTAGGTCCATCGGGAGAATCCCTGACTCGCCGGAGCTGATGGCTTCTTCGAAGCGTTTCCTTTCTGCCTTTTGTTTGTCATCGTCTAGCATTGTGTTGATTTTTAAAATACCCCGGACAGAAAGGCTAGTCTTAATTGCTTTACCAAGACCTTGCAGTACGGTGTCATTTATCTCCAACACTTTTAGTAGTGCCTTGTTGTCCGGTTGTCCGTTTCGCCCTCCGCCCATGATGTCGTTGACCGAAAATTTCTTGCGTAGGTGAATCACGTCTGCATACTTGAGCGTAAAGCTGTTCCCACCAGCAAACTCCATTTTGACGAACAGTTGATTAGCGGCGTCTTGAAGAAACGTAACGGCTGTCGGGTTAAGCGGAATAAAGGCGGCATACTCCCGGATTTTCTCTCCTCTACTATTGGTGGTTTCTCCTAACACCGGATAGACGAAACAGTTATAATTCATGTACAAGAGCCAAATGGTTTTTTCAAGAAAGTCCCGGGTGGTCATCAGCGGATTAGGCGCGAACTTGAAAAGTCGGTTGATGCTACTTTTCGGAACCGTTTGTCCTCCCTCGTTATCCGTCCTGATATGCCGGGGTTGCAATTTGCTGATTTCGGTCGCAATGCAGTCGATAGCCATCTGGACAACGTCTGAGGCGTAGACGTTCTGCCCGAACTGAGAAAACACCGGGTAGCTACCATCCAGCATCTTCGCGTACTGCATCTGTCTGTTGGTTTCCCTGTTTACAAAACTACTCAAAAGCATCTAATCACCGCCTAGCCATCGCTTTCCTGTGAGCTACCAGATAAGCCAACCCTAATAAGCATAACCCTAATACGATATAGCCGGCGGGAACGTAAACCATAAATACCCCGCGGGCCACGCAAACGATCCCGGCGACCAAGAGAATATCATCCGAAATAAGGCTTAAGCCTTTAAAAAGCAATTTAAATGTTTTTTTCACAAAAAAAGCCGCCTTTCTGACCGCTTTGGTAGTTAATTTGCCGACATACATGCATGCGTCTTTCAACACGTACCACGCTTCGATGAACCCCAATTTCGTTTTAAATGCTAATCGCCTGATCTTTTGTTTCATCTGCTCACCGCCCTTCCACTAACCGCAAAAACTCTGACCTGTTGTCAATATATACACGGTAAGCAATAATCATCGTCACCGCGCCATCTATCTTTTTATCTTCTTTGCCCTGAATCTTGACCGGTCTGATTTCATATTTTGAGTTCATTTCCAATGCGGTGTTTTCTAGACACCACTTATCAATCGGGTTGTTGTTATATACAAGGAGCTTGCTTTTTAAATCGGCCTCAACTAGCTTCATGGGTTCCGACATGCTGCCGCAGGTTTGGTCTACTCTTACACAGTCAAAGCCGAGATCTTCCATTTCGTTTTTCCAGTAAACAGCTCCCCATTTGTCGTAACCTACCTTGTACATCCGGATTCCGTAATCTTTGAATAGTTTTATGAACCACTCGGTAACAAGGCTGAAGTCGTTTTCGTTGCCAGGAGATACGGTGACTAGGTTTTGCTTAATCCAGCCATCAAACATCTTTCTGTCGTCTTTTGATAGGGTTTCCAGCTTAGACTCTGGGATGTAATACCTCTGGATCGTGTACTTTTTATGATCCCCGGGTCTCATTATCACTGCCCGGGAGCTTGCCAGGTCGCCGGATTTTGAGAGGTCAACGCCTCCTATGGCAAAACAGCCGTTGAACTCTTCGAGGGCAAAGGTTTCTTCGTTAACAATATCTTCTTGCATTAACCAGGCTGCGGCGTTGTTCTGCTTGACATTAAAGTCTTTCGCCAAAACGAAGGCTCTGGTTGCAGTGTTTGTCTTAGCTTCCTCCACCATCTGGCGGAGGAAAGACCATTTTTTAATAGTACCAAGACCTGGGTTGCTTTTTAGCCATGCTTTTTCATCCTGCCAGATTTCGGTTTCCGAATCCTGGGTATAAAGCCAGATGTTCCATCGAGATCGTTCCAATTCTCCATTGAGTACTTGCCTTGCTTCCTTCAACCGCTGGTCTAGGTATCCATCGTTAATAAACCCCTCAGTTGTAATCTCAAAATAAAGCGGATCGTCCTGGGTTGACAGCGCCTGTCTAATCGGCATTACGGATGTATTGTCCTGAAGCTCATGTACCTCATCTACCGCCCCAACGCGGATGTTGCGCCCTTCTTTAAATCCTGTCCGGGATGATATTTTCCTGATGCTGCCTTTGTTCTGGTATGAAAATTTCCCTTTGGTTTTCTTTTGTCTCGGGTTGCCGAAGTAAATACCGCGGAGGTTTTTCCGCGTGACTTTTGCAAGCGCTGGGCTTTCCTCACGCATGTTGTTACACGCATCGAACATCAAGGCGGCCTGGTCATAGTCGTTCCCGGAGCAAAGGATTTTGGTCCCTGTTGGGCCGCAGAAGAATTCGGACAAATTCAGCGCGGCAATGAGCGGGGTTTTGCCGTTCTTCCTGGCAACCAGGAGAAGGTTGTCAGTGTGTTTTTTGACCCACTTCTCCATTTCTTCATCGTAAATCTTGAAAATGTAGATTGATTCGATAAACGCCTTCTGGAAAAGCATCAGGATAAACGGCTTGCCAGCAAAAGGCGCTTCGAAGTGCTTACATTGGGTCTCTACGAACTTAATGCGCTTATGCGCATCAGTGAATTCGACCCTTATGTCTGGATGATCGAAGAAGGTTTCGAGGGTGTCCAGCCACATCATGAGCTCGCGACCAACGATCTCGTCGCCCCATCTGCAACGGGCAATATACTCCAGAAGCCAGGAGTGGGTTCCGTTGTGTGTAAAGTCTCTGCTCATTCGAACTCTCCCAGATCGTCGTCGTCCTCCAAAATGTTCCGCATCCGGAGGGCGTTGAGTTTGTTTACGATATTGGCGTAGCTTTCCGCCAACCTAGCATATTCCTTCACCGCCGGCACTTGCTTTTGAATCGCCGGGTGCTGCGGGTGGGTTTTAATCGCGCCGGAAACTTGAATTGCCTGTTCCAGTTCGGAGCAAAGAGAATGAAGATATGCGGCCTTTTCTATCAACCCTTTTGCTGCTTTTTGAGTTGACGGATCGGTTTCGGCGAACAGTTCTTGCCACACGGCAAATTCTTTCTCATATGCCGCCTTTCTGTCCATGTTTTCACCTGCTTTCAATCCGGAATTTTTGTTTTTGCTATGTTTCAAAATGGTTCTCAAAAGCTGGGGGAAATTCCAAAATTTTTGGTGTGCGCGTAAAATGGGTATGCGCGCCGGTCTGCCCGCTAATGCCCTGCCAGATAGACCGGGGGGGTCACGCCGTGTATTCCTCAAACCACTTCTCGATGTACTCCCGCCATTCGTCTTGCCTGTGCTTCCTCTCTACATCCAGAGCTAGTCGTCTAAAGCACTCCTCCTTGCTGCACTTACAAAAAATGAGCTCTGCCCCGAGCTCTTCCGCCAGCCTTTCTCTCTTGTACCTATCAGCACCACCCATGATTATCCATGCACTATACCATTTACCATATCTCGTCTTTATATGGTCTATAAGAGTATTATATATAGCTCTTATGTTTAAGAATAATGTATCAGGCTTATCGTACTCTGGTAGTAAGGTTATAGCTTTATACAGCTGGTCCATATCTACTACCAGATCATTTCTGCTTTTCTCTCTTTCGACAAAAGTAGCCTTTCCGCTGAGAGGCGGTCCATAAACAACATAAACCTTCTTCTCGGGCACATATCCGAACCGCTTATGGATTTCATCATGGCATGGATGAGAGTGCACCGCCAGCACATTTTCGGGATTCAGGGCTATAGTTGCATCATGTACATTTTCGGGAGTGAGTTCTATAATGTGATGGACCGTAGCATCTCGTTCCTTCAGGATTGACTTACCGCAGTGTTCGCAGGTTAAGCCTCGTTCAGCGATTATATATGCCCGGAAGTTTATCCATTCCTCGGAGGCGTAGAAACTTTTAAGAATGTTGTATTTTGCCATTACCAGTTCTTTGCCTCCTCTATCATCTTTCTCAGCGCCAGCTCTTCTTTCTTTAGGTTAAGCAGCGCCTTGTTGTCGGTATATTCGTCTGGTGCTTTGTTTTTTAGAAGGATCGCGCAGGCTCCAACATCAGCAGGCATATGCTTTTGGATTTTTTCGATATGCTTAATTTCTTTGTCTCCTTCGCGCTTAATGTAAGTCTTAACCTCTTCGTATTCGTACCCCAGCGCCCGTTTTATTAGGGCATTCTCTATCTCGGTGATGATGGTTTGCTTGCCTCTTTTGATGGCGTTCATTAATTCCGGATACCGTTTCTTGTAATCGTTAAAAGTACTTACGGCAACGCCCAAATTCTTACAGACCTGGGCTTCCGTCAGTCCTTTCTTGAGCCAGCCCTCAATTTCCGGAAGTCGCGTCCGAACTTCGTCCCATTTACTTTTTCTGCCTGGTCTTTTTTTGGTACCGCCGCCTGTGTCCTTCATGTTATCACCGCCATGTATCGGCCCACGTCTTTTCTACCTTTGCGTAAGTCCGCAGATACCTCGTGGGTTCGGGTCGTCTTTGTAGGGGTGAGATATAAATACCCGCCTCATTCCGCTATCACCGCCTTTCGCCCAAAGGAAAACCGGCTTGCTATCGCCGGTCGTTGATGATTAAGTTTCGTATGTACTCGCTTATGTTTGCTTCGCCGCTGGGCTTTATATATCCCAACTCCTTCGCTTTCGATTCCGCTTTTTTCTTTACCGCCTCCGGAACCCTTATAGCTATCAGTACCGACTTCATAGCCTGGCCGCCGCCTTTGCGCTTATGCTGTAATCAAAGCGAGTGAATTCTTCGTCGCCGTTCCAGAATTCCTGAAGATCATCTACGATGTCTACCAGCTCGCGTACCCTATCGTCTTGCCCACCGACCAGCGCCATTTCCTTAATCGTGGCGACTAGTCCTTCCATCATTGCCGTGTACTTGACTCTTGTCATAGTAAAAACCTCCCCCTTTTTTATTATCTTAATTGTATCACGATTGTTATACAAAGTCAAGAGGTTTTATCAATTTATTTATCCAGCATCTCCGCCTTGGGAATATTAAATCAAGTTACGTTGGAAAAGGCAATCTTGTTGCCGTCCCTTTCCAGGTAGACATCTCCGTCGTGCCCCTTGAGATTAATATACCTTTGTACTATGACATCACAATATATCGGGTCCAACTCCATCATGTAGCAGGTGCGGTTGAGTTGTTCGCAGGCGATAAGGGTTGAACCGGAGCCGCCGAATGGGTCATAAATAATGTCCCCCGCTTTGCTGGAGTTCCGAATAGCCCGAGCGGGCAGCTCTATTGGTTTTTGTGTCGGGTGCAGATATGACGTTGTTGCATCCCGACTAACGCGCCATACATCTGATGCCTCGTCCTCGGTTCTGCCACTATACCAATATTCCTTCCCGCCACCCCCCGCCTTAAACCCGTAAAAAATCAATTCATACTGGTTATGATAACCATTTTGCTTTAGAATAAATCCATTCTTTACCCAAATCAGCAATTTAGGCATTTGTGCAAGGTATCGTTCAAACAGCTTGAAATAAAGCCCTATATTCCCCTCCCCGCCACAAAAGTAAAAACGAGCCTTGTCTTTCGTAGCTTGCTTTACGCATATCTCAAAACTAAACGGAATAGCCGTTTGGGTAAGGTCGCCAGCAATGGTGTTTCCCTTGCCCTTCCCGCCCTTCACGTTTACACCGTACGGTGGGTCCGTAAATACCATATCCGCTTTCTTTCCATCCATCAACCGCTCCACGTCAGTAATTACCGTAGCATCCCCACACAATAACCTATGCCGTCCTAATATCCACAAATCCCCCGGCTTTGTTATCGCCTCTTCCGGTGGCTCTGGCACATCATCCTCTATAATTTCACCTGGCACATGAAACTGGGTCATTAAGTCCTCTATCTCGTCCATATCAAAACCGGTAATCTCTAGGTCAAACTCCCCAGTATCCAGCTCCAGCAATAAGTCCTTCAGCTTAGGGTAATCCCAATCGCCCTGTATTTTATTTAATGCCAGATTCAGCGCCTTTTCCTTTGCATCGTCCAGATCTACAACTACACAATCTACTTCCCGCATACCCATGTCGAGAAGCACCTTATACCGCTGATGGCCACCGACGATATTCCCGGTGCGCTTGTTCCAGACGATAGGTTCCACGTAGCCGAATTCTTCAATCGACCTCTTTAGTTTTTCGTACTCTGGATCGCCCGGCTGCAGGTCTTTACGTGGGTTGTATTTTGCCGGGTTTAGTTTTTCTATGGGGATTTTTTCGATTCTCATGTTGCAACACTCTCCCTGTCCATCTTCTTAACACGCCCCTACACCTCTATCGGGTGGAAGGGAATGCCGTATTCGATGATTGCCGCGGTTACGTAGAATCGCATTT